CCCGCTCCTTGAACTCCGAGACACTCGGGGCTTCAAGCATTGGGAACTCGATGTAATCCGTGTTGAGCATGTAAGTCACACCATCAGCAGGAGCGGTACCAGCAGTAAAGTCGGCACGATCCAGATCAATTGAAGAGGTGACCGAAGCAAGTCCAAGGCTGAGACCAAGGGTGTTGCTCTTATCGATCTTCTCATCAATGATGCTTACGCGAACATTCTGACTACGCTCTTCTTCGAAGTTGGTGTAGGTGTCGTCATCCATGAAAATCATGTCTGGACCCTTACCAATTCCGCCAGCGTAGTGAGCGCATTGACGGTAGCACTTACGGAGCTTGTTCATACCCTCACCCGACCAACTACCAATGTCTTGGAACTGGTTGAAGTGGAAGTAGCTGCTGCTCTTGGTGACGTTTTGAACGGACTCGCTTTGCGATGCCGGCGCAAGGAAGTCGAGAAGACCGTTGGTTACGCCTGTTCCAATACCAGAGTTAAACTGACCGTTAAGAGTCATCATGCCCTGAAGCTCGGAGGTGTTGAAAGCAAGACCGCGACTCACACCTGTAAGCAGGTACTTGTTGATGTCTGCCTTAGCGGCTTCCATCGACGTTTGAGGGTACTCCTCAATCAGACGAATGATTGCCAACTTACCCGAGTTTTGAGCAAGCTCACGCTTAGGAATGTTGATCGCCATAACCAGACGATGAGGCTCAACCTCAAACTTCCGGATTTGTTGACGACGGGTCATGTTCAGTAGCTCATCACCGACGTAGACACCCACACCGCGAGCAGGTGCGCCACCGGAGAAGGAACGCTCAATCTTCGTTCCGCCTTCCATAGGCATACGTGCTTTCGAGTTAAGTGCCTCGAACAGCTCATTGCTACGAACAAACGAGTTCACCAGAGGTCCGCGAAGATCCGCGAACGTAGTATTCAGTAGTTCAGTACTGATAGTCATTGTGTTCTCACATTAAAGTGTTTGAAGAAATTAAACGATTTTCACGCCTGCCCGGTGCGTTAAGTCAGACTCACTTGAGCTACCTGACCGCTAAAATGGGTGCGTAGTTTCTGTTTACATTATTCTTATTCGATGTGCAAGCAGCCGAATTGATGATTTCGGCGAAAAAGTATTTCCGTGATAGAGTTACCGTATGGCTAATGCGAAGAAAAAACAGAGTAGCGAAACCAGTGGGGCGGAGTTTGCTGAGGCTCCAGGACTACACCAAGGCAAAATTAAAGCGTTATTTTCTACGCCCGATGCGTTCGTCTCTATGTGTCAGATTGTCCGAGAAGATGAGTCTACAGGCTACATGGAGCCTACACATACACAAAAGAAACTGCTGAAAGCCTACGATGAAAATCGTTGGATCATGGTAAATAAATTTCGCCAGGCGAAGATCACAACTGTTTCGGTAATGCTTTTACTCAGAGACTGCATGTACCTTAGCGGTGTCAAAGGTCTGCTTATCGCAGAGCGTCAAGACACAGCAGAAGATATCTTTGAGCGCATATTATTTGCCTACAACAGACTCCCTGATGACGTCAAAATGCCTCTAGCTCCTGGTAGAAAAGCTGGAGCAACTCAGATGCAATTCATACATGGTGGAGGAATCAAAGTCCTTACGGCTGGTGGTAGGTCGCCCGCGATTGGTCGCTCAATTGACCGCCTCGTCATCACAGAGTTTGGTGAGGCGCAGTGGCAACGTAAAGCAGCGATTAATATTTTCCCGACTGTAAACAAACGTCCCAACGCTAAAGTAATTCTAGAGTCGACGCCCGGTCGAGCAGGCTCGCACCACGAACAAATGTGGCGATCAGCGTTAGAGGGGACCAGTAGGTTTACTCCGCTGTTCCTTGAGTGGTGGGAAGACGATAGCTGTCGTGAAGTCGTAGAAGACTTTAAACCAACAGCAACCGAGATCGAATACATAAAACGACATCCCGGCATGAGTATGGACAACCTCGCATTTAGGAGGCGGGGCCTAAACACAGAGTTTGTCGGCGATACGCGGTTGTTTTCATGCAAGTACCCATCAGACCCATATGACGGGTGGCTCGGCACAACCAATCCAGTAATGCCCGCCGAGGTTTTGAAGCCTTGGCTGGCAAAAGCAAAACAAGATCCAGAAATGTCTGCGTGGGGCTGCCACGAGTTTGAAGCGCCACTACCCGGACGCAAGTACCTAATAACTGCTGACCCCGCAGGATTTGGAAGCACAGGTGATAAGTCTGCCCTAACTGTATGGGATGCCCAAGATTGGCGAGAAGTTGCTTTTTGGGAGGATCGTGAAACTCCTGATCGATTTGCTCAAAGGCTTGTGCGAGTACAAGACCGATACAATCAGGCGCTCTTGGCGGTTGAGTCAAACGCAACCGCATGCATCGCGATTCTAAAAGATCAAAACAACAGAAACTTGTTGTGGACGGATCGGAATCACCCTGGCTGGTACGCAACGCAAAAACGAGTCCAAGAATCTGAGGCTCGACTTGTCCAAATGCTCCGCGAGGGCGACATATTTATTCAGAGTAGAGGAACGCTTCACCAACTACTGAATTACGACGGCTCAAAAAAGAAACGTGTGCGCGGCGAAGACGGTATTCTCCATCACTTTGACCGAGCCAGAACGGCTGTCATGGCTGCAGATATCTTGTCGAAACGACGATTTACAGCACCGATACGAGAAACAGAACCCCCATATATTGCGGGACAAGTTACAATCAGGCAGCTTGACGATCATAAACGCGCTAAGCGCAGTCAAGTAACTTCACCTTTTAAACCCGCATCGTTGAGTTGGTCATAACTATGTCATCCAAGTTATCGAAACTGATTGATCGGCACCTAGACTTCTACAAACGCTCAGAAAAAGTCCAATTCGATAAAGCGCGTAGATTCTATCGTGGTGATTTCTTTACGGCTTCAGACAGCGACGTAAACACGTCGAAAATGAATTCGTTCTTGTGCTCCAAGAATTTGATTTACGCTATCGCGGATACTGCCGTTAGCGCGCTGCTAGGACCAAACCCTACAGTAGCGGCTATTGCCCGAACACCAAAATCCCAGGATTCAGCGCCCTCCGTCACAGGGTTGCTTGACTATATCTTCAAAACCAACAGGTTTCGGCGGAAAGCAGCAACGGCTCTCATTGATGCTGTTTTGTGTAAACGTGGAATCTTTAAGACTGGGTGGGACGCAGAAAGAGACTTACCAATTGTAAGGTCAGTTAACCCGTCATCTCTATTCTTCGACCTCACGGCAAGAGATCCCGATGACATCCGGTACTGGATTGAAGCCACAGTTATTTCATTCGAAGAATTTAAGGATCGTGTCCGTTCAGGGTTGTACAAAGCTGAACTGGTTCAAGATGTTGAGCCCGATCGCTTCCCGAAATGGTTGATGGACAAGAATCAACAGAGTGACACACAACAAGTACGTGATGCGTTTCAGTGGGTAACAATCTACGAGTATTACGACAGAGAACGTGGACTAATTCAGCACTACGTCAAACAGGCTGACGCTGTAGTCTTTGAAGATAAGATCGACTACATCCCATACTCAATGTTCAGTTTGAACCAGTCAGGAATTGATTGCCTGGGTCTGAGTGAAGTTCAGCTTGTCCTTAAACAACAAGAAACAATCAACGATTTGCTAACCCACATGAAGCAAATCACGTATCTTCAAATTCCTAGAATCCTATACGATTCTGGTCGGATATCCGAAGAAGACTTGAACAAAGCTGTAGAAGCTAGTGCAGGATCTTTTGTCGGTATAAACCCGTCAAACAGTGAAGCTCTCCGAACATTGGCAACCTTGTTCTATGAGATGCCAATGCCACAAAACCCAGCAGGCGTACAAGAATTTGTTGCCAGACAGGAAGACGATGCTGCTTTTATTTCAGCACTTGCTGAAGCCGCCAGAGGCCAGGTTGTCGGTGCTCGTACCGCAACAGAAATGGCAATCATTGACGCCCAAATGCGAACAAGACTCGCAACCCGAGAAGGTCACCTCAACGACGCTATCGAAGACGTGGCACGTAAGATTTTTTACCTTAGTAAAAAATACATGCGCGAACCTCGTCTCGTTCGTATCGCGGGTGATCGTCGCTGGGCGCAATTGGCTCACAAAGATTTGAGAGACATTCAA